CCAAGCTGTGGCAGTTGCAGTGAAATCAGCCATATCTAATAGATTCTTAACGTGACCCGGATTGATACAAATTAAATTTGCATTTCCACCTTTTGAAGAAATCAATTCCATTGCTGCAGTTAAGTCCTTCATAGCAATATCGTTTGTAGATACGGTTGCTGAACTGTTTAAGTAGTGACTACCTAGAGTGTTCAATGCAGTTGAGTCATAATCTCCATATTCTGCTAAACGACCTTCTGAACCTGCTGCTGCTGTTCCCGGACTTGCTCCAAAGAAAGAACCGTGTTTAGCGTTAGCGAAAAGCTCAACAACTGCTTCTGTAGTGTCGTACTCAATATCTGCAGAGCTAGCTCCAGTTCCTAATGCTGCGACATACTTACCGAATAAAGCGTACATAACGTGTTTTGTCATGTGTCTATCGACTGCTCTTCGGGCTTCGTTCATAGCCAACTCAACTTCGTTGAATCGTGAATCTTCAATCATTCTACGGGTTACACCGACTGCAATACCCCATTCTCTAACACTTACACGTTCGTTTCTCATGTTTGTGCTTTGGTATGCTGGTGTTGAACCCTCATCTATCTCTTCCATAGCCATGCTTGGCTTTGAGACGGTGATATCAATATCTCCGCCAGTTTCTGTCTGCATTGGTTCACAAAACAATGATATTGCAGGTAATGAAGTTGTCTTGTAATCTACAAGAGCATCTTTAAAATCTACTATAACACGTTGTGCTGCAGTGCTTGTTGTACCGTCGCCTGCGCTTGCAGATGAAAGTATTCCTGTTTTTGCTGTTACCATATTTTATATCTCCTCAGAACCACAGACACTTTACAAGTGCTCCTGCGGCTACATCCTCTAGAGTTACCCCTAGCATCTCTTTATGTGCTGATGCACTATATGCATAAGCAATAACTTCACCTACATTACCAGTGTCTGCCATTAAATAAGCTCCTGCTGCTAAATTGGTGTTCTGTATTACTCGTACAATTATTCCTGAACCACTAATTACGTTAACCATCTCACCATCTGCTGCACCGTTTAGTGCTACTCCTGTAGCCTTGTAAACGGCGGATGTGATTGGCCTAACTTTACCATCTGTATATACTTCTAATACATCTCCTGCAGTAATGGTTGCTGTTGCCTCAAATGGTAAGATACGCGCTGGCGCTCCACCATCATTTACTAATATTTCTGTTGCCATATTTTATTTTCCTTAGTTTTTATACCCAGTAAATTTAACTTTACCATCTTCCATCGCAAACATGCGTGGGGTATCTTCTGCCTCTACAGGCGTTTCTTCAGCATCATGGGCCTTACCCTTTCCAAAAGTTCTTTCTGAATCTTCTGGTACCGGTATGGACTCCATTGCGATACTGTATCCTTCTAGCTTAACTCCATCCCATGAAGAAAGTTCCTCCACACGAGCATCCTTGTTGTCCTCTTCGAGTTTTCCAAGAAGTGCTTCTTTCTCTAGTATAGCGGTTACGAATGCAAGTTTCTGAGCTTTGAGTTCTTCCTCTTCTCTCTTAACTTCCATATCTTCGAATTTTGCTACTAAAGCAAGTGCTTCCTCGTGCTTGGTATTTAATTCTTCGTAAGATGTAGTCATTTCATCTAACTGAGATTTCATAGAAGCGAATTCACGCTCTGTGATGTTCTCAGCATCTGTTTGTTTTACTTCTTCCTCAGCCATAGTTATTACCTCGCTGTTGTCCCCATGTGTTTCACAGGCACATGAATCTTTATCATGACCGCCACAGCCACAATCAGATTCCTTTTCACCGAATTCACGGTGTTCATCACATTTCTTTCCGTTTTCAATTGTACATGCCTCACAAACTGGGGTTCGAGTTTCATTATCAATAAAACTCACCTCGATAGGACGAATGTCAGTTGCGAAGGGCTCTCCTAAAACATCAAGGTCTTTAGAAAACCAATCTATACTTACATGTGTCATATCGCCGTTTCCCAACTTTCCCAACACTTCATTTGTTTTAGCTGCGTCTTTAAAGACTTTAGCTAACATTTTAATACCAGTCTTACCGTCGTCTAACTCTACGATTTCGGGATTGATAGCCTTACCTATAAGGTCATCGTCGGTTCGTTGGTGATTAAAGTAAATAGGAAGTTCTTTAAAACTTTCTATGTTGTCCTTCAATATTGAAGGTTCTATATAAACCTTTTGGTCCCCTTGCTCATCATGTACTCCTGACGTGATAGCTATTATAGGGTAGTCTATAGTTTCTTTACCTACATTTAAAGGTTCTTCTAATTCTAATGCGAAGGTACGTTTCAAGTTTTCCTTGGGAGTATATGCTACCGCAAATTCTCTAGAGGTGCCCTGTTCTACTCGCATACGGCATAAGTTTGCCGCCATCTCATTGTAATTTTCTATACCTCTCTTCTTGAGAGTCGGCATAGTTGATACAATACACTCTTCATACTCATATTCTTCGCTCATTTTTCTCTGTCTCCTGTTAGATTTCTGTTTTCTGTACGGGCTGATTCTTCGGATTTATCCTCGTCTTTACCACCAGATAAGTTAGCATTCTCAGCAGTCTCCTGCTGTTCTACAATTCCTTCTGGATTCAGTCCACGTTCTAATCTTACTTCACTAGGTGACAGAACACCTTCTGATAGATATATCATATCCGTCTTAGCTTTAGCAAATGCGTCTGCTACGTTTATCTGACGGAAAGAAAATTTAGCTTTGCCTGATTCTAATTGAGGCATAAGTTGTGAATTTAAAGAAGCTTCTACAGCTGCTTGTAAATGTTTCACATAAGGTTCAAATATAGGTCTAGCCTGTTCAGGTTTTTCCCACATTGTAATGGGCACCTTTAATGATATATGTATTTTCTTAAGTATATCATCTGTATATTTACCATATTCAAAGGCACGTTGAGTACCTTGTAACTCTTTAATAGTTATATCATTACCGTGAATAATATCTTCACCGGGTTCTAATGTGTTAAAGGCAGATACAATTTCATTAATCTTATCAGGGCCATATGGCATATCAGGTAAGCCAGCAGATATATCAAACCTACTAGTAGCATACTTGTTAAGAGCCGCTCCAATATCTCGTTCTGCATAATCTTTAAGGTCAACCAAATATAAAATGGGGTGTATATCACTAAGACCATAAGCATAATCATCAAAGGGATTATTCTTATACTCAATAATTTCTTGTTCTTCAAATCTAACATTTTCTGCGTCGTCACCAATATCTTGATAATAATACTTTATCTGTCCTCTTGCATTACGTTGTACATACATATTCTGAGAAGACCTTAAAACTAGGTTGTCTCCAGTGTATTCTAAGTAACCCGTTCCAAATATTCTACCATTACGTAACCAAGAGTATATAATCTGTTCTAAATTAATTTCATCGAAAAAAGAAGTGATAGCTTCACGTTCTTCGTCATTATCTGTAACTATGTCGTAACCATCCTTCGCTGCATACATACAAGGTAAATCTATCAGAGTCTTTATAATCGGGTCAGATAGGTATACATTCATATACGTTCTGTTATCACCAATTTGTGGCTCTTTATTAGAACCTCCACCGTATCCGTATCCTCCTCTACTACTATTTTGGAGTTTAATGCGTTTTATAACGCCGGCTCCAAAACTTCTAGGTTCCCCGTCTTTAAAAGGTGGGTTTGTACCTACAGTTGCGAATTCCCTTTTACGCCAAAAATTTGGCAAATAATCACGTAGAGGCATAGCTATCATTACCTATACTGCAGTGATAGTATATAAAGGTTTCGCTCAAATACCACCGGGAGCCTGTTTTCTTAAAGAAGTATTACCTCTTTTAGAGGTTGTGACGCCATAACCTGTCCATCCACCACTAGTTTTATTTACTCGTCTCTGTGGATTCACAGAAACACTTGTAAAACTACCTGAACTGGGTAACATAGCTAAGGCTGCATGTAGTGCAATAGCTGTACTATCACAATAATCATCATGTTTTCCCGACGGAGCAGCTATCTTTTCTGTTTTATTAGATGCGTCCATCGTATATTCTAAATCTACATGCTCTCTATACCATTTATTAACTAATTTTGCATGATTGGCTGGTAAATTCTTAGGGTCGGGTACTATAACTTGGCCCTTCTGTAAATAAGATACCATATCTCGATATACTTGAGTTTTACTACCTCTTGGTCCACCTGTAAAGATGAACGGTACAAAATGTATACCATTATTCATGCACTCTATCCTCATCTCTTGCTCAATCGCACCGCCGATACCAGTAGCATCAATAATAAGTTTATCAGCACTATAATTAACACAGATATCAATGATACGCTCACGTTGAAATGGTATATCATGTCCACCTGTTCTAGGGCTGATTTCTTCCAAATATATAAGACTTGCAACATTTTGGGTATCGGATTTGTCGGTAGACCAAACGCTAATAACAGTGCTATTAACGGATTTACCAATATCCACACCCACAGTACAATTTCCATGACCCGTTCCTCTTTCGTGGAACTGTATTGGTTGGAAGGTACTTCGTAGTATTTCGGGATTGAAGATGTTCGAGACGGATTCGACGAACTCGCACTCATATTCTGTTCTCCAATATATTGAATCTTCACCCCATTCCATCATCTTTGTGAGCATGTCTTCCTCTGTATAAGGTGGACCGTATGCTCTTCCTTTCTTTACTGCATCTTTCCATGTGTAGTGCATTCGTGAAAAACTGTCTGCATATGATTCGTCATACAAGTAACGATACATATGATTTTCTTTTGATTTTGGAGTACCTAAATTAATAAAAGGTGCTGAATTAGATATAATACAAGGCTCTACATTATCTATAAACAATTTATCATCTATTAATGGACTCTCATCTACAATTAAGAAAGTAGGATGTTGTCCTCTAATAGCTTGACCTTGATTTGAAGCTGCGATAGGAGCTCTACGTAGCACCGTTCCTCCCTTCATTGTGATATTAGGTTTATTATGAAACCTATAGTGGTCTACTAAGCCATTTAAAAAAGCATTATCAGCAAAGTGTCTATAAACATAGTTAAAGATAAGTGAAGCTTGGTCCTCAGATGGAGCCAAAATAAACACTAAATCTCTAAATCTTTTAAAAAACATATAGACAATTGTAGCTACCGAAAGAGCAAAGGACTTACCACTGCCTCGTGGAGCTAAAATAGCAACTTTACGATGCTTTTCACTATCTCCATCAGGATATGTAAGAGCTTCTATAATAATATCCTCTTGCATAGGTCTGAGTTTAAGTGGTCTTCTTTTATTATCAATTAAATAAGATTCACAAAAGGCTCTGACCAATAATGTCATTTTTAAAGGGTCTTTTCTACATTTTTCAAAAATTTCTTCTAATTTTAAAGAATCATGAGCGGATATACCACTAATCGCTGCGTTTAGCTTCTCTTGTTCCTTCTTTATCGGTATCTTCATCAATTAAACCCTCTAATACTTTAGAAAAATTCTCTGTATTTTTTTCAACTAACGTTGGTACTTCTATGTTCAACGCTCTGAATTCAGTATGTATGTCTTTAACAATTGTATTTCTTTGTCGCAATAACTCTGTTCTAGCGTCAACATCCCGAATACATACAAGAATTTCTTCCCAAAGTATGTCTTCAAGAGCAAGATTGCGAGCCAACAGACGGACAAGCTCTTTATGACGTTCATATTCAGCTTCTCCGACCCGTTGACGTAATCGCTCTTGGTATTCCTCGACGTCCATTACTTGGCTTCGTCAAGAGCTGCCTTAACTTTAGATTTGACTAACGCTGCAAGTTCATCGTCTTTCTCATCCCAAGCTGTAATTAATACATTACGAACTAAAGAGTCTTTAACGTGCTTTTGTGCAGTTGCGTCAAGTTTTTCGAAGGCTTTCATCTGTACCTTCGTTAGATTCTTATCTAGTATACCCATTAATTCAGCTTCGTTATTCTTTATATATTTAAAGACTAACAATTTAACAGCTGGTACAGTATAAGCGATATAAGCGCCCATACCTAATACTACAGCAGCTAGTGCCATAAGTAATGGTTCATCCATCAAAGTATCTAGAATTCCAGATTCTTCTACAGTATCAATGATACTAGTAACGTTTCCATCGTCTGTAGTCTCATTGGCTGCTGTGTTGTTGTTTGTTTCGTTTGCCATGGTTTTCACCAATTTATATAACGTGATACCACTATATAAAGCTTTCGTTGTGTGGCCCCATAAGACGCTACTTGCGTAAAAATCCTGTGGGTTTGTGGTCTACTAGGAGCCACTATACCCTATAAGATGTGATAGTATATAAAGTTTACCTTTTCCAGTATCCTTCTTGATAACATATACCATCATCTATCTCTAAGAAACACTTCATGCATCTGGTTGTATCGCTAGGTTTAAGCTTGCTCCCGCAATGTTTGCAATATCGTGCTTCCATAGTTATTCCCTATTTCTTATTTTTTATAGGTAGTGTAATACCTTCTGTTTTGCTGTCGGTCTTCTCTGATTCAACCTTATGTGCTTGTTCTTGTGCTTTAGCTTCAATCATCTGATGTTGTTTCTGGGTGCTATCATTATAATCAATAACAGCTTGTGCCTTTATCTTATAGAATGCTGTCTTCTCTGCTTGTTCTTGTTTCCACACATCTAAAGCATCTTTGATAATTAGAAGGGCTGGCCCACCTAATATAGCTATCAAAGTTGTATATGCTTCAATGTTCTCAAGAACTTCTGGTTTACCAAGTCCGCTATGTATAACGAAACCTGCAAAACCAACCCAGAGTAAGACTAGTGGTACGGCAATCATAAACATAAATACATCGTTAAATGTAGTTCCTTCCCTTGCTTCTTTACTCATATTTTCAGTCCTCCTTTCCTTTTTTATTTTCTTTACCTCTATATTCTGTCGTTTGGGTAATCTTGGAAGCTTCAATCGAGGTAATCTCAATCTCGGCATTCTGATGTTTACCATCTTCTTTATTAGTCTTAAAGTCATGTATATTATTATTACTATTATAAATAATATTACTACCGCTGCTAGAGATTCTAGAGTAGTTATTAGAATGTCCTGTGACTCTACCATCTTTATTCATAGTCCTCCCCTATACTTTCCAGTAATTTTCTATATCGTTTCATTTCTTCTCCTGTAATAATAACTTAATTTCTGCGAGAGCTATTTTTACCTCATTCATATCCTCTGCATTTTTTTCATGCCGAGCTCCAAATTCGTTCTTCACTTCATAAAGTGAAAAAACCATAAAGCGGTATAAGGCATAAATTGCTCCAAGAAGGAGTATTAACGGTAGTCCATAATCTTCTATTGCGACTAGAACGTCCTCCATTATTCAGAAGCCTCCACTCTTATTCTTGGTATATCAAACTGTTGTTGATATATATATGTTTCTTCTACCTCATCCCATACGAGTAATGCTACCCACATAGCCCATTCACCTTCTGTTTCATTAAGTTCTTCAAAAGTGAAATTAAACCAATGGTTATCCCAATCTTCACCATTAACAGTTAAATATATATCTGACCAATTATAATCACCAGATTCTTCATTCCATACATCTACATAAACTAGAGCAGATGCACTATAATCACTACATTCAGCATCTATATCTGTTAATACAGATATACCTTCTGCATCTGGGTCTACCCAGAAGACAGACATGTTATCTGTTTCTTCGTTATACCAACCGGGATAAAAATGTACTGATGTAGAATTACATTCAGGTTCTTCATATTCATCTTCGTAATCACATGAACCATCATCTTCAGTAGCTTTATCATCATAATTATTGGCTTCTATGTCCATACAACCATAAATAGCAGCTGTTTCATTCGCGCTACCATTACCGTCGTTTAAAATTACACAACGTCCATCATCATGCGTAGCTTGGTCATCATAGTTTTCAGCTTCAGTATTAGTACATCCATATATAATAACTAAAAAATTACAACTTCCGTCGTCAAAAGTAGCTTGTGAGTTATAATTAGTAGCATCTGTTTGTAGACAGCCCCCGATAGGGCCAATATCTTCATCACCATTAAAATAATCATGGATAATAGACATGTTGGCCCCTCCACTCAAGAGCGCTAGCATAACTATTGTAATTATTGTACCTATTTTTTTACCAACTTGGGTTTCACCTATCTTATCAGCAGCTTTTCCAATAGTTTCGAATAATTTTTCATCGTCCTCTTCAGGTTTCTTGGAGCCTCCTATGCCTAGGATTTCGCGTTCCTCTTCAGAAATCACGTTAATGGCTCCATAATCATCGCGCGCCATGTAATACTTTTTAACATGGCAGACTATTTAAAGGTTTCCCTAATCATCCCACACTCTATTCTTAGCTTTAGTTTCTTCAATGACAACTTTACCCTTTACCATACCCTCTTCTTCTGGTATTTCGGTGTGTGATAGGAATTCTTCTTCAGATAATACAACATTTTCACTTTTCACTGTAGATTTCTTATATTTCTTACCCTTTGGTTTCCACTTTGGTACAACTGCATCACATGGACCACCATTAGATTTATGAAATGAACACCATTTACATAGATTTTGAGGTACTTGTTCATACTTTTCCTCAACTTCCATACGTTCTTTTAAACAGTCATGCACCATTTTAATCAAATCTTTGGCTTCGTCTAAAACGCTCTGGTTTACTTTCACATAAAATGTATCATCGAACCTCAAATAGCTTACACCTACGAATTTAGGCATCTCTCCCATCTCTAATGTATATAAAAATGCGTAAACAATTAGCTGCCTGTAGTAATCCTCCGGTAAATAGGGTCCATACCTCTTAGAAGTTTTATAATCAAGTAGCGTCGTCCCTCCATCGAAGTCATTACAGACAGCATCCACGATACCTATAACTGCGTATTTTGGTGCTACACAGTTCCATGCTTGCCATTTTGACTTATAAATTTTCCATTCTACCATTTCATTCAACTTTTTGTTCACCGAAGCAACGAAATTTTGTAATAATTCTTCAGTTTCTACTCTCATGGCTGCCATTTCTTCATCGGAATGTAATTCCCATAGCCAACCTTTACTATCAATATCTTTTGCCCAACGCGTTTCGAACTGGTTCTGCATCCAAGCCGCTGGGTCACCATCTTCCCAAGCCTTAAACGACTTAAATTCTTTCTTAAATAAGTCTTCTAACACTGCATGAACTAAGGTTCCACGAAATAAATGTATAGTTTTCTTTTCTGGAATCTTCGCGATGTACTTATAGTAAAATTCTCGCGGGCA